ACCAGCGCAGAGTCCTCCAAGCGCCTGGCCTGAATAAGAACATCTCCGTAGTAGCTTCTCTCGGTGATGACTTCTGACCAGACGCCTGGAGCGGTCTCCGTGTCTTCTGCGTAGCCTACGGGTCCGTGGAACCGCATCTACGTCCCTTCTAGGCAGCCGGGCGCTGGAACGTCCAGTTGTTCGACGCGTTGTCGGAGAAGGCGTTGCCGCCGGCGGCCTTGGCCCGGATGTGCATCGCAGCACCAGGAGTGAGCGCGGTCTGCGCACCGGCAGTGAGCGGAGCGCTCTCCACACCGGTCTGGTCGTTGACGGACACGTAGGTCACGTTGGCCATGGTCGGGATGGTCACGACACCGGTGGCCTTGACGAAGGTCGGAGCCGTCGGTGCGCCGAGCATGGTGGAGGTGGTGTTGCCGACCACGATCGCGCTCTTGTACTGCGTGAGAGCGCCGGAAAGGCGCGTCTCGTACAGGTACTTGAACTTGTTGTAGTCGATGTCGAAGTCGTCGAAGAAGGTGACCTCTCCGCCGCGGTCCGTGCCGACCGAGTAGTCGGCCAGGTTGACGATGATGCCGATGACAGTGTCCTTCATCTGCTCCAGAACGTCGACCATGACGATCGAGCCGACGCCCATGGCATCTGCCAGCTCGGCGACGGAGGAATGCAGCCGGCGGCCCAGGGTGTCCTTGGCCAGAAGCATCTTGACGACCCAGGAACGAGCCGTGTAGAGCGTCGGGACACCGGTGCCCTGGAAGAACTGCATCGCCGACATGATGCCGTCGACGATCTCTTCGGTGGAACTGGAGGCATCGGCGATGTTGATGTTGACGCGCGTGACGAACAGGTCGGCGTCGGTGAGGATCGGCCGGATGTTGGCTTCCTTGATCTTGTCCGGGTCCGCCACGTCACGGCCGTCGCCAACGAGGATCGCGCGGGCGATCTCCTCGTCCAGCATGACCCGCATCTCCTGCTTCAGCCAGGTCACGACGTCGAAGTCCGTGATATCCAGGATGTCATCCCGGTCAAGACCCTGCTTCTTGTACACGGTCTGCGGAGTGGTGACCCTCGTCGTGAGGCCGAAGAACTCCTCGCGCTTCAAGGCACCCTTGACGTATCCCCTCGCCCGGGCCTCGTCCATCGTGATGTCCGCGAACCGGCTCTTGATGCGGGAGAACGGCGTGTGATGCGTTCCGCCGAGCACATTGGCAACCCACGCCTGCCGGCGGGCGATCCACTGCGGGGTGTTGTCAACGTTCGTCGCGTCGGGGAACAGGATGTCGATGTTCTGGATGCTGTGCGCCAGAGCGTACTGCTCGACCGCATCCTTGAGCGAGCCGCCCTTGTGCGCCGCGTCGAAGATCGACTTGATGTCGCTGTGTGACAGCGTGGGCCCAGCCGGAGCACCCGGGCTGGTCTGATCGAAGACGTTACGGTGCACTGTGGAGTCGCCCTTCTGGTCATTGGCAGTGATGGTGGCGATCGGGTCGGTCGTTGTCGCGTCCTGCTGTGCGGTCGCGCCGATGAGAGCGAAGATGAATTCCTTCTGCTGCTCGTTGAACGTGCTGAGCATCTCTTCGACGGTCATTCCGTTCGTCGGGGCCGCTGCCTGGGCAACCTGAGCCGGCGGCAGGAGAGCGTGGAAACCGTTGACCGCATGCGTCAGAGCCGGCTTCTGCTGAACTGCCGGGACCTGAGCGGTGACGATTGCGGGCTGACCCGCGCCGACCGTGATCTCAGTGTCAGTGTAGATGATGGCCATGTCCTCGAAAGCCGTGTAGCCATCGCCGTGAGCGAGATTGACGTTATCGATGAAAGCGCCCGGATTGGCTCCGGCCATGACCAGGGACACCTCACGGATGATCCCGTGGACGACCTCCATGGCCTGCTGGATGAGTCCGTTGGCGAAGATCGAAAGCGCCTTGATGTCGCCGTGCTTGACAAGCGCCTTGGCCTGCTGGCCGGACGGCGTCTCGTTGAAGTAGCCCTCGGCACGGACACCGTCGTCGACAGCGTGCAGGATGACGTGACCCAGAACGTTCTCGGGTGCGTCGTGCTGGTGCAACCACACGAGCGGAACGGTCGTCTTGTCGGCGCCCTTGAAGGCGTGGTGCTTGATGATTCGGCCGTCAGAGCACCTGACGCCGCTTCGGGTGGCATACCCTGTGAAATCAGCTTCCATTTTGACTGGTTGCTCCTCGTCGAGGTATCGGAGGCGTCTGCGGCCTCATCGGCAGCATGAGCGGTTTCTGCGGAGGAGCGACAGCTGGATTGCTCCCCGGCTGTGGAAGGTTCTTGTTGATGAGCTTGTCTGCATCTGGATCGCTAGACGGCTTCCAGCCAATGATCGACCGGAACTCGTTGGACGAGGCAACTGCATTCCTCGTGAACTTGTCAACGATCTCGGCAAGCGCGACGACTGGCACAAGCTTGAACGGATTACGCAGGAAGATGACCGCCTGACCTTGCGACCGCGCCGTCTTCGTGAGGAAGGATCTCGTCATCGCCTCTGTCAAAGCGGTGAGAATCGGCTCGATCGACCGGTTGAAGTAGTTGATCATCGCTGCTTCGTCGGCCGTCCCGTTCATCACTTCATCAGTGAGACCGAGCTGAGAATAGAGCATCTTCGTCAGGAACTCGATCTGGTTCATCAGGTTGTTCTCAGCCGGCCGATTCAGCTGAGTAACTTTCTCGGTACCGTCCGTGTAGGCGATTCCGTACTGAGAACCCTTGAGCTGGAACTCGATCTCCTTCATCCGCTTCTCGGCCTCTTGCCGGCGGCCCTCCGTCTTGATGACGTACGGCAGCTGGATGATGATGTCCAGCTTTCCTGACGCGCTCTGCTCGTCGACAGCGTCAAGAAGCGCAAGCTTCCTCAAAAGGCGCTGAAGCGTCGAACTCGGCTCGTTCATCACGGTGTAGAGCGGATTCTCGATGATCGCGGTCATGGCTTTCGGGACCGTGACCTCTTGCTGAAGTCCCTTGTCCTCGTTGTACAACGCGACTCTTACGTGTTTCGGGTACCACGCGATAATTCTCCCGACACGCAAGTTGGTGACGTCGTACCCGCCTGTTACCCACGGATTCAACGTCGTATTGACGGGAACGACCGCGACCACTCCCCAGTCAAAGAGCGACTGGACGATGTCCTGTCGGAACGCGCTGGCCGCCTGATCGATGTTAGCTTCCACCGTCAGGCATTCCTGCAATCCGCTTTCGATCTCTTCCTGGAACTGGCCGTTGTCGTTGAGCCGAACATGGAAGATCGGAACAGAAGTCACGTCGATTGCGAGCCGGGTGTAGATCGAGGATATGATCGTCTTGTCGCCAGCGTACCGGTAACGAGTACGATCGGGCCGCCAGGAAGATGAAGCGCCAAGCTCCTGAATCGGCCGATCTTTCCAGTGAGTCTCCTCGTCCCAGAACACGTTCCAGGCATGCTTCAGACGATCTCTGATTCTAGGCATGTCCTCCCTTCCTACTCGAAGGAGTCCTTGTTGAGCTTGTACGCCACGAAAGCGTCCATCATGGCCGCGACGTTGTCGATCTTCTGCTCGTGCCGCTTCTTGAGAAGCTTACGGTTGCCGTTCGTGTCCTCGACTGTGATCGCATTCCCCATTGCAAAGGTCATGAGTGCTTGGTCGAAAACTAGCAGCCGCTCCTCAGAGAGCGTCTTCAGTTCGCCGAGAGGCACAGACTCGGTACGAGCGCCTTGAATTACCTTCTCGATACCGAAAGGCCCGTTCTCGGATTCCCAGCGAAGCACGAATTCCTTGGCGTTGTACGGGTCAAACCCGAATGCCCGGACATCGTACTCGTTCGCGAGGATAAACCGGTCAAGATCGTCATAGACCTCCATCATGTCGAGAATGGCGCCGTCCAGAACGTGCAGACTTCCTTCTTCGATGAATTCATCGTACTTGGCCCGCATGGCGCCAGGCAGTTTCATCATCGTGAGGCTTGAGATGTAGCTCCTCGTCTTCACTCCGAACGCCCCGTCTCGCAACGGGAAGAGGAAGGTGAACGCCGTAAAGTCGTCTCCCTGTGAAAGGTCGGCGCCCATAGCACAAGGCATCCGCCAGAACTCGTGAGTACGATGCGGAAGGGTTTCCTCGTACGTGAAGAAGTACGTGTAACCTTCCATTGGAATCCCAAACCGCTTCGCCAGAATATCATTACGAGTAGACGGCGCTTTCTCGGCTCGCTCGACATCCAGCTGATACGTCTCATAGCTGACAGTCAGTCCTATGTTCGGATTGGCCTTCGGCCACATAGCCGGATCAGCAACCTCTTCCAGCTCGTCGAGCCGGTAGTACCAGATCGAGACATGAGGGTTCGGATACTCGCCCTTGAGGATGTCCTGGAGTTCCATTTTGATTGTATCGCCACTACCGTTCCGGACGGTTCCCTCAGAGCTCGTGGCGATGATGATGTAGTCAGGAAGCTTCGACGCTCCTTGCTCGATAGCACCGATTACGTCTTCCCGAATGTCGGTCGACAACCATTCATCGACGGATGCCACCTTTGGACGCAGACCCTGCAGCTTTGGCACCGACATGGGCCTTACTTCAAGGAGCGAACCCGTGAGGAAGTTCTCGATGCCTTTCTTGGTTGAGGCGAGCTTCGTCCTGTTGGCTCTTGAGCCGGTCGTGTTCTGCAGAGAACCTTCCGTGAGGAAAGCGAAGAGCGGTCCTTCAGAACGAGTGATGGCCGTCCGGAACGGCGACATCACCTCTTCGGCCTGCTTCATCGTTGGTGCAGTAGTAATCTGATGGGTCGTGGAGACATCCACGTTAAGGAAGTAACTCTGCAAGAACGAGGCGTACATCGACTTAGCCGCGCCACGAGCAACGATCAGGTACTGCTTGTTGCGCAAACGCTTCTTGACGACCTTACGGACGTACTTACCGCCATGACCGTCTTTGTTCGGTACGTAGACGCTTCGCTCGATGAAGTAGAACCAGGAAAGCAAGTCTTCCGCCCACAACTTGAATGTATCGAGCAGATAGACTTTGCTTCCATCGGTCAGCGTCAGCTCGTTCTCGCAGTACTGAATGAACCCTTCGATCGCATCGCTGTCGTAGTAGAAGTTACGGTCGGCAATGAGCTCATCGATACGATTCATCTGCAACGAGACTTCCCGGTTAACCGGTATCTCACCGCGGAGAACTGCAGCACGGAATTCACCGTAGTATCTCGGCGTTGCCGTGTTCGACAGGCTCATTTTGACCTCTTCCTAACGGCAGCTTACTTCGCCGGCTCCTCTTCGACCGGGAGCTGCGTTGAGAGATCGGCGCCGGCTTGTGCGAGAATCCCGTCGACCTGCGTCAAGGAGCTCACGATACCCGCGTCGATCGCGAGCGTAGGCGTTCCGACCTGCTGCCGGAATTCGTCGATCTTCCCCCGAGCTTCGGCGATCCAGACACTGACTGCCTTGCTGAACTCCAACGGGTCCTTGTCGTTGCCGTTGTTTGCCATGGTGGTTCCTTCCTAAACAGAGTGGGTGAGTGAAAGCGCCGCAGGACAAGTACGGCGCTGTCACCCCTTACCCTTCGCAGCCGCCTTGATCAGGTGTTCCACGCCCTGAGCAGCGTACTTGACTGCGAAAGCTGTTACGGTCGTCTTGGCGACGTTGCCGGCGACACCGCCCGTCGTCTTGAGAAGATCGTGCGTAACCTTCCGACCGGTGGAGACTTGCTGCGGATTCAGCCGGCCGTACTGGTTCTCGAGGTTCATCCTGGTGACCAGCGCCTGAAGCTCGGCATTGGTTAGTGACCTAGTGCCGTGCGTCTGCGCTCTGGTCTGGAACCTGGCGGCCTTGGCAGCCTCGGAGGACATGGGCGCCGGAGAAGACGACGCGGACCGTCTCCTACGAACTCCCCACTTCATCCCGAGAACACCGAAGTGAACCAAGACTTCTCCGAGTAGTTCGTCATGCTGCATCTTGGCTGCGTGGGCCCGAAGCGTTGCTGCCTTGCCCGCGTGACGATTCGCAGACCTGACGTACTGGTTGTGAAGACGACGAAGATTGTTGTCCGTCTCCTGCAAGGCCTCAGCTCTGCTAACCCCATGCTGGCGGAAGAAATACCACTCGCTCTTACTGGGAGCAGTCTTGCCGAAAACGCGCTTGAACGCAACAGACTGCAAGCCGTTCTTCCTCAGATCGGCATGTTCCTTCTGAACATGAGCCGCGGCTAGGACATGAGCCTTCGCGATCGTCTCGTGCGTGGCGGCCTGGTTCTCCAGATCCTTCTTGGAACGCCGGACACCCCAGCGCATTCCCTTGACGCCGAAGTGAGCCAGGAATTCCTCGACCGCGGCCGAATGCTTGAGTGATCCGTCCGGATTCCAGCTGTCAGGGATCTTGCTCTCGAGCTTGAGGGCTCTGGCCCTCTTCATGATGTGCCGACGCACCGAATTGCGGCGAGCGACATCGCTTTCCCCGGCATTGGGCGTAGCCCGGCCGACCGCAGCGATCGCATCGTCGAGTTCACCGGCATTCCTGATGTAGTACGATCCATCAGGCATCGCGACGCCGGATCCTGCAAGCTTCCGGCGATCTTCCATCGTAGGAGTAGCCACCAACCCTCCTTTCGAATATGAGTCCGGGGACGCCCTCTCATGTAGAGGGGAGAAAGTGACGCCCCCGGAGTTCTCAGATGACGCTCGGAAGCGTCGCCTACCACATCGATCGGTACTTGTGACGGGACAGATCCACGCGAAATAGACGACGCCCCCGAGTCTTACCCCAGAGGACGCCACAGTCGCGGTACAGCTGTCGTGACGCCCCCCGAGGAGTTCTTCAGGTAATGCCAGGGTTGTTACCTGGACGCCACGCCGTTGCCGTGGACGGCGACGGAGAGGAAGTCCGGGCTGACCCTGTTCTGCAGGAGCGGGTTGCCGCTGAGGAACGACAGCGAGCAGACCCCACGGATGTTCGGGAAGTGCGCCAGCAGGGCCAGGCGGTACGTACCGTTGCCGATGGCCCGCAGGTTGAGGCCGGTGCCGCCGTTGAACCTCCAGGTGCCGAACTGCAGCAGGCTGGCGGTGCAATTGCCGGTGTTCACGATCGGCGAGGCGATTCCGGTGTGCCGGAGGTTCACCCGACCGGTGTTGAGGTTGAGACGGTCGAGCGTGTTGCTGATCTGGGTGTCACTGCCGACACCGTTGACCGGGCCGAACGCCTGGGCGTAGTTGGCGATGACGGTCAGCAGACGCGGACCGACCCAGACCTGAGCGACGTTGAACTGCTCGGGCCGGCAGCGAACCAGCGGGTTGATGGTCGGCTGCGGCGTGGGCTCACCGTGCCGGAAGTACTTCGCCGAGAGCTCGGCCGTTGCTTCCGGAGCCGGACGACCGAACTGACCGTCCTGCGGCTCGATGAACCGGATCCGGTCACAGCTGCGCACCGTCGGCACCGGCTGCGGAGTGCTGCAGTCGCGCCCGAACTGCGGGTTGACCGAGGGACCGTGACTGTCGAACTGACACGGACTCGGGTCCACGGGGATCTGCGTCGGAAGCCGCCGGAACACCGATACCCAGAGCCATGAAGCCGGCCGCTGCGGTAGCGAGTAGGATCTTCTTCACTTTCTTTGTACTCCTTGTGTTTGATTTGGGTACTACTCCCACTCAATGAAGAGAGGTCATGCTCGTCTTGTCCTGATTCCACCTCCTTGTGGAATAGATTCGCCCCCGAAGAGGCCTTATCGTCGCCGCAGCGGGAACGACGGCGAAGCTTGTGTTACAACGGAGAGAAGATGAGCAGCTGGTCGCGGCGAACGGTAGGAACAACCACTTCGCCTCCCGATCCGCGTATCCGAGCCTTCTTCGTGCTGACGCCTCCGGAAACGATCACGACTTCCGGCGGAGCGCCTTCTCCGTAGACTCTCATTTTGACAAGAGACACAGCACCTGTCGCCACGGAAGTCCCGGAGCCAGAGACAGCAACACGCATCTTCCTAAGACGGACGTCGGCAGTGATCACGACCATGTTCTGGCCAGTGCCGAGGACCGACATTTTCTTCAGGCTGACTGCACCTGTTCCGATGGTCCTTCCGGCACCTGATCCAGCAATTCCCATCTTCTTGAGAATCACTGAACCCACAACATAGTTGACCTTCTCAGCGGATCCGAAGATCGACATCTTCTTCATGCCGACAGCAGCGGTAGCTATTGATCTACCGATACCGGATCCAGCAACACCCATCTTCTTGAGGATGATCGCTCCGAAGCCAGCGGTTTGCGTTCCGCCGATTCCGGAGACCCTCATCTTCTTCAGACTCACAGCGACATCGGCGAAGATGTACTTCTCGCCAGAGCCAAAGATCTTCATCTTCTTCAGGCTGACAGCACCTGAGCCAGTAACCTGAACAAAGCCGGAACCGGCAACGCCCATCTTCCTCAGGCTCACAGCCGCCACGGCGATAGCTGTGCCGGAACCCGATCCAGATACGACCGCCTTCCTGGCGGAGACGCTGCCGGTCCCGACGCTTACAACGGAGCCGGCGCCGGCAACGCCTATCTTCTTCAGGCTTATGGCAGCCGAAGAGACAGAGATCGAGGGTCCAGTCCCCGAAACCTTTGCCTTTTTGGACGAAACGTTGCCGACACCGACGCTTGTAGCGGAAACTGAGCCGGAAACACCCATCTTCTTGGCTGAGATGGCTCCAGAAGCCGCTGAGAAGCCCGTAGAGGCCCCGGACCCCGAAACCCTCATCTTATGTAGGGTAACGTTTCCGACGCCGTAGGAGGCTCCTGAGGCCGTTGCAGAGACCTTCATCTTCTTCAGGCTGACTGCACCTGAGAAGATCCGAATGATAGTTACTGCTCCGGAGACGCCCATCTTCTTCAGAGAGAGACCGCCGCTGACCGTGGCAGTCCCTTGTCCCGAGCCTGAGACAGTACGCTTCTTCAGGGTGGGGTTGCCAGAAGCGACAGTTGTCCCCGCCCCGGTGGCGGACACACCCATCTTCTTCAGGCTGATGGCGGCTGAAACCATCACCACTACGGAACCCGAGCCAGAAACGACCATCTTCTTCAGGGCAGGGCCGCTGATCACTACAGCGATACCTGAACCTGAACCCGAGATGATTCTCTTCTTAAGAGTGACGCCTCCGGAGGCAGTGGATACGCCGGTTGCGGAGGCCGACATACCCATCTTCTTCAGGCGAACTGCGCCTGAACCTGCGGCCGTAACCGGCCCTGTGCCGGCAACGGACATCTTCTTGAGCTTGATAGCGCCTGAAGCTGAAACAGGAATTGTCGCAGCCGCGCCGGCAACGCTCATCTTCTTCAGGCTAACTGCGCCAGAAGCTGAAACAGGAACTGTTGCGGCCGCGCCGGCAATCCCCATCTTCTTGAGATCGACATCGCCTGTGACGAAGGAATATGAAACTCTCGGCTGTTCGACAGTGCTGTAAGCGATGTCGTCCATCCAGAACTTCGGCATGTTAGTCATCGCGACGTTGATGCCGAATATGACGGAAGCACAAGAAGTCCCGCAGTTCATGGTCGCTGCACTGGTGAACGATTCTGTCGCTGTCTCGCTATCTGGAGTGGTGTAGTAGCTGATCGAGAACTGCCCCGTCGAAACGGTGGCAGTCTGCACCCAGAACTCGACACGAACCCACTGGTTAAGCGGCAGAGCATTAGCGCTAGTCCACTGGGTAACCGAGCCGGCATTACAAACCACAAGCTTGCCCGCGGTGTCTAGCCGGATGAACACGTTCTGAGTCGTGATAGGGGCGGTCTGGTAGGTAGCGAAGATTCTTGCATTCGCCGCCGGAAGCGAGGCTATGTAGAGATAGAACCGGGCATAGATCTTGGTTGCCGTTTCCGACCAGCCAACGTAGCTAGTTGCGGACGTAGCGCCGACTGCGCAGGCAGCTGACAGAGAACCGTGAGCTTTCTGAGCAGTCTCGTAGGCCAGCGTGCAGCCGGTCCCAACACTTGCATAGGTGAAAGCATCACCTGAAGCGCCGCCACTGTTACCAGTAGTGATGGTGGTGCCGTTACTTCCACCTTCTGCTGTCCAGTTCTTGGCGGCCATGGATCACTCGGGCTGGCTGACGGTGAAACTCGAAACGGACATGGTCTCGCCGGCAGTGAGCGTGATGTCGGTCAGGTTCAGGTCGCAGCCCGACGTGCCGACAGTACCGTCGAAGAGAACGGTCGTGCCGTCCGACTTCAGGAGCCGGAAGAACGCCGCGGTACCCGTGGCAGCAGCGACGACGTTCGAGATCGCGTTGGCCGTTGCCACGGCGGAACGAGTCGGAGCAGTACCCGAGGCCGCGGACGCCGCGAAGGCGGTAGCGTTCATGGTGAACTCGCCCAGCATCGTCTGGGCACCGAGCGCCGTGTTGGCATCCGTCGGCTGAGCTCCTGAGTAAACCCTGAGCTTCCCGGCGTTGGCCAGAGCACAGCCCGCGTCAACTGAAGCCCTTGCGAACGTGTCTGAGAAGAACGGATTGAGCGCCATGCTTGGTTCCTCCTATAGCCATTTTGAATTGGATCAGAAGCCAGGAGTCCAGCCGGCATGCCACTCGCCGAACTGCTCCCTGAAGACCGCGCTGATGATGTCTGTGCCGTCAGGAGTGAGAGCCGGCGGCCCGTAGGTGCCCCAGTTCCATCCCGGTCCCCATGTGACTGGCCAACCGTCCGAGGTCAGTTCCATGGTCATGTGCTGACCGTCTCCGCCATTCACCGGAGGATTGATCAGGCAGTCGCCGTACAACGTCAGGTAGAACACGTTACCGTCGTCCATGTCCGGTGTGACTACGGGGGAGTAGCCGAGATTCACGACGATCGGCACGAAGACATAACCCGGCGAGTCCGGGCGCAGGACAGATCCCGGCGGCGGCGAAGGCTTGTTGATGTCTTCACCTTCGACATTGAGACGCCACTCCATCTCCTGCCTGACTTCCTTGACCGCGGTGAGCCCGAATGAAGTAGCTGGCGGATCGAACACAATCCGTACGAATGTGTATACGTACGACTTGACGCCCTGAAGCCGGTCAATGTCCGGACTGAAGTCACCCCATGT